GGAGAACTGGGCGCCTGAGGATTTATGTGGCGACGGGTTTGCAGGTTTCTCGCCACACCACGACTTTTAGCCCCGAGATCGCTCTGGGGCTCCTGTCCTATGAGTCCGGGTCTATCAACGCACCGGGCTATTTGCTTGTCCCAGACAATACAGGACAGTTTCGGTCCTGTCAAGCCAATTTCCAGAGAAAGTTGTCTCCACATGGCTTCGATCACGTCCGTTTCCGCCAGCCCGACCGCCATTGCCCCCAAGGGCACGAGCGAGATCGCGGTGGGCATCGAGAACGCCTCCCAGGTAGCCACGGTGACCGTGAGTCTCGACGGCCAGAGCGGTACCGGCCAGATCACGGTCTCCGAGACCCTCGTCTTCAGCGTGGACCCGGCGGATGCCGGCAAGTCCGGCCATGTCGTCGCCACGGTTGACCAGGGCGGCACCCTGACCGTCAACGCCGCCGGCAACGGCTTCGTTTTCACAGCCTCGTAGAGCCGGATGTCAACGGTCACGATCAGTCTGGACGGCGCTACGGCCCAGGTGGTCGTGACGGTCGTGCAGCCCCCAGTTCCACAAGGCGTCCCGGTGATCTCGTGAGGAAGTTCGCAGCCATAGGCGCAGCAGCTCTCGCGTTGATCGGTGGAGGCACTACCCTGGCCCTCTCGCAGGGTTCCTCCACGGCCCCGGGACTCTCAGGCGCCCCAGTCGTAGGCCAGACCCTTCACGCCTCGCAGGGCTCTTGGGGCAACAGCCCTACCTCGTTCGCCTACCAGTGGCAGCGGTGCGCTAGTACCTGCTCGAACATCCCCGGGGCTACGGCCTCAACGTATGTTGTGGCGAGCGCTGACGCGGGCGACTCCATCGACGTTATTGTCACGGCCTCGAACATCGGCGGCTCCGCGTCACAGACCAGTGCTCACACTGCCGTGGTCGCGCCTGTTACCACCGCCGGTATTCATGTTGTCGGCAACCGGCTTCAGAACGCTGCTGGGCAGACCGTTCGCCTGATCGGCACGGATGTCAGCGGCTCGTCCTACGGGTGCGAACAGGGCTTCGGGTTCTCCGACACGCCCACCGGCAGCAGCCTGTATACGCCGATGCTGTCATGGAAGATCAACTCGGTGACGCTCGGACTCAACCAGGACTGCTGGCTGGGTATCAACGGCGTCCCGTCGCAGTTCGCTGGCCAGAACTACGTGAACTACGTCAAGGGCGAAGTCACGGCGATGGAGAAGGTCGGCATCTATCCGGTGCTGGCGTTCTTTGTCGGTGAGCCTGGGGCCGACGCGCCCAACTGGGGCTCCACGGGTAACGGGAACGCGCCGATGCCCGACAACGACCACGTCCCGTTGTTCTGGGAGCGGGTTGCCAACACGTTCAAGTCCGACCCGAACGTGATCTTTCGCCTCTACGAGGAGCCGTGGCCGGAGTTCTTTAGCGCCGGCACGAGCGCATCGACGTGGAAGTGCTGGAGCAAGGGCGACGTGCAGTACCAGCCGTCCGGCGACTCCACAAGCCCGCCGACCCCGTCCTCGTCCACGCAGAACTGCAACCCGCTGAACTCCGACGCGCAGGGCACGGACTACAAGGCCGTGGGGATGCAGTCGCTCGTGAACATCATCCGTGGGACCGGGGCGACGAACGTCATCCAGATCCCCGGCGTGGCGTTCGCTGACGCGCTGTCGTGCGACAACACCAGCTCGCCGGTCTCCTGTGGCTTCCTTGCCGCCGGGGTGCGCGTCACGGACACGCTCTCAAGCCCGCAACTGATGGCCGACACCGACAACTACCCAGACTCGGGCCAGTTCATCAGCACCGTGGCTCAGGTCCAGGCGACCTACGGTCCGGTTGAGCAGGTCATGCCCATAGACATGGGGGAGGCCGGCACGGTCACGAACAGCTTCACGACAGAGGAAGCCTTCATCGGCCAGTACGACACCTGGGGCCAGAGCTACTACCTGTCCCAGTGGGAGACGTGGGCGAGCCTCATCACGAGCTATAGCACCGGGAAGGCCGGCCCTGGGTTCGGCACCTGGGCGTTCAATCACATCACCGCACCGTAATCCCCTGGCCCTCCCGCTTGTGGCCTCTACTGAGAAACGAGACTGCCATGAAGATGATTGCAGAGGGTGGCGTCGAGGAAGGCTCACTCAGCGCTGTTGTGATCCGTGCTGACGGTACGCGCGAAGACTTGGGCGTTATCGCCTACTACCATAAGAATCCCATCCGTCGCCTCATCTGGCGGCTGAAGCACAGGAGCCGCTAATGGCGTTCGGAGTTGCAACGGTCTTTACCAACAAGGGTAAGGACATCACCACCAACCTTGTGAGTGGACTCGGCGGCACCGTGCCGAAGTTCGTTGCCATGGGTACTGGCGCCACTGGCGCGGCCCGCACGGCGGCTGCTGCGGACACGGCGCTTTCGACCGAGGTTGAGACCCGCACCACGGGCACGCCGACGCGCGTGACGACGACGGTTACGAACGACACGCTTCAGGTTGTCGGCACCGTTACCGCTACCGCCGGCCGCTCCGTGGATGAGGGTGGCCTGTTTGACGTGGTCACCACCAGTTCGGGCAACATGTATACCTCGGCGACGTTCAACGTCATCACCTTGGTGTCGGGCGACAGCATCCAGTTCACCTGGCAGTTGAAGTATTCCTAGGCTTGCGCACCACCAGATGCTTGTGGTAGCGTCGTGCTGATAGCAGGATAGCTACCAAAGGGGTTTCAAATGCGCAGGGTTTTCAAGGTCCTCGGTCCCATCGTCGCGGCGCTTGCACTGGCCCCGGCAGCACTAGGAGCCACACAGTCCGTGAACATTCCGAACACGACGATCCCGAATGACGGTCAGGTCCATGTGATCGGCACCGTCGCGCTGTCGCAGATCACCCAGGTCAACGTGACCCCGGGGCAGGCGGCTAACGCCGAGGTCTCGAATTTCGCGCTCCACACTACCGCGCGCCCGTCCAGTTATCCGGCCGTTGGCACCATCGGCGTCAACGTGACCGACCAGCAGGGCAACGGGCTCCAGGTGACGGTGACCTACACTGGCAAGAACGCGCAGGGCTTTACGGGTTGCAACATCACCAGCGGCGATGTGGCGGGCCTTACGACCAGCGGCGGTCCGGCTCAGCCCCTTATCACGGGCGAGGTTGACGTGAACCGCACGGGCGTTGCTGGCCACCCTTGGCTCAACACCCTCACGACGTCAACGGCGATCAGTGTCGATATCCAGTCGTCTAACGACGGCGGCGTGACGTGGAACGACGAGGCTGGCTACAACACGACCGGCGGCGTCTTCACCAACAGGTTCGGACAGACCGTCTCGGTGGACTCCCTGCTCGTCGGCCCGGTTGACCCTGGCGCGGACCACGTACGGATGACCGCCCTGGTGACGGGACCCTCGTCCGTGTTCCTGAGCGGGACGGCCTCCGTCCTAACGAGGTAGCTTATGGCTTGGGCGCGCGTCCAGTCCAAGAGCGCGAGTAGCGGATCGGCCGCGCCCAACGTCACGCTGACCAACACCCCGGTCACGGGCAACAAGATCCTCGTCTGGATATCGGGTTCGCCAGCCGTTACGGCGGTCAAGGACGGCAACAACAACAGTCTCACGTTACTGGCGACGAAAGCCAACGCAGACGCGGTCCTGAGCACCTACCTGTACGCCTACGACGTGCCAGCCACGCCGTCGAAGGTGTTCAACATCACGATGACGTCCAGCGTATACGGCGCGTGCGTGGTGCAGGAGATATCCGGGCTGATCGCCGGGAACACGACGGCGATGCAGGATGGCACGGCGGGCACGTTGTCGGGGTCCTCGGGGTCCGGTTTCTCGACCGGCTCTCCCACCTACTCGTCGGCTGCTGCCAGCGAGTATCTGGCGACGGTTTACGGCGACTGGGGTAATAGCGCTACGGCGACCGTCCCCACCGGCTACACGCTCGACGCCAACTCCGTGAACACGTCGGGCTTCTCGGACTGTTGTGTCGGCTACAAGAACAGTACGGGTGGCTCGGAGACGTCTTCGTGGACCTTGTCCAACTCGGGCCAGGACGACTGGGCGCAGATTGTCGTCGCGATCAAGCTCGCGGCCGGCGGTGGTACGACCAACAACATCACCCTTACCGCTACGAGCACCAGTACCGTGTCGCTGTCCCGGCAGATGGGGAAGCCCCTGGCCGCTACGAGCACCAGTACAGCGAGTCTTGTGCGGTCGGCTAGGAAGATCCTGGCTGCGACCTCGACCTCGACCTCGACTCTCGCTAGACGGACTGGCAAGGCCCTTGCGGCCACCTCGACCTCGACCGTGACGCTGGTCCGACAGGCAGGCAAGGTCCTTGCGGCCACGTCCACCTCGGCGGTCTCGCTGGTCAGGCGCACGAGCAAGTCCCTGGCCGCCGTGAGCACGGCGACGGCCAGTGCGATCAAGCTGGTTGCGAAGGCGTTTGCTGCCACCTCTACGGGTACGGCGACCATGACGACGCTCAAGGTCATCCTGAAGACCCTCACGGCCACCTCGACCGGGACGGTTTCGCTCGTCAGGCGTGTGGGTAAGCCCTTGACAGCGTCCAGCACGGGCGCGGTCTCCCTGGTGAGGCGAATCAGTAAGTCTCTGGCCGCCAGTTCGACCGGCGCCGCGACCGTTGCGACCCTGAAGGTGATCCTCAAGACCCTGACGGCGACCGCTACCGGGACTGCGACCCTCACGAGGCGTACCGGCAAGGGGCTGGCCGCTGTGTCCACGGGCACGGCATCCCTGGTTCGACGGATCGCCCACACGCTGACGGCCACGGCCTCTGGCACCGCCAGTCAGACGAAGATGGTCGCCAAGACGCTCGCTGCGACCTCAGTCGCTCAGGCGATCATCCAGACGGTCAAGAACACCTTCACCGGGATTCGCACGCTTCTGCACACGATCCTTGCGGATCACCAGCGCTATCCCGTGACGATGGTTGACGATCAGCCCTACCTGATGAGCCTCAGTGACGACGCTCCGGTACTGATCGTGCTCACAGACGACGACTAGGAACGCCCATGCCCTATGACGCCGGAAACACAGTGCGCGTCAAGGCGACGTTCACAAACGCCGACACGGGCGCCCTGTTTGACCCGGGCACCGTGTCCTTCACGGTCTACAGCCCATCGGGTAGTTCGACCCCGGTCACCCCGTCGCATGACGGCACGGGCCAGTGGTCGATTGAGTTCGTGGCTGCTGTGGGTGGGGTGTACGTGGTGGCTACCAACACGACCAGTCCAGTCAGCGCCGGTCAGCGCCGCATCCGAATCAACCCCGTCCCCCTGGTCTGATGTCAGCTCCTCTCGAAGTTCACCAGGAGATCGTTGCTGGTGACGACTACAAGGCCGCCGATGGCCGCGCGCTCACCTGGACCTCTGGTCCGGTGCAGCCCTGGCCGGACCTAGCCGGCGCCACGCTCACGATGGTCGTGGGCCAGTCGCGCCCCAACCTGGGGATCGTGCCAGCCGCCTGGACGGGAACCGTACCTGGCTCTCCCGCAGCGCCCACCACGGTGAGTCTGGACGTCGCAGCAGCCCAGACGATCCTCCTGCCCGCAGGCCAGTTCAGCTATCAGTTGTCCGCAGTGCTTGCGGACGGCGACAGGGTGACGATAGCCCAAGGCAAGCTCACGGTGTGGGCTGCTCCGGGCACGCCCCCGCTGTTCCCAGAATCCGTCTAGCGCCGCTGCTGCTCGCGGTACTTCTCAGCGAGGTAGCGGTCGGCCTTCTGCTTGTCCATCTCTCGCATGACCCCGCCAATGAAGATCACGGCGAACACGATGATGATGATGTAGGCGATAACCATGGGACGGACAGTACACGTCCCATGCTGTCCTGTCAAGGCGCGCGATGCGCTCGACGGCCGCGATGGCCGGGACGGTGATTCACGATGCGCGGCCCACTTGCAAAGCATCCCAGCGCGAGACAGCGCGGTAACAAGGTCTCAACGGCCCGCGAGATCGTACTCCGAGGTGAACACGACGACCTACTCCCTGTCCCTCCACTCCCGGGACGCTCCGAGGTAGAGGGTAAGTACGGTCGCCCCGCTGAATGGCACCCCCAGTCGATGACCACCTGGGCGCAGATGTGGCAGTTCCCGCTCGTTTACGAGGCCCCGGAGGTAGATCGACACTTGATGCTGGTCTACATCTCGCTCCTCGACCAGTTCTTCTACCGTGCGGACAAGAACCTGCCCCTCACAGAACTCGCCAAGGAGCTTCGGCCCTACGCGGAGATGTGGGGATTCGGCGAGAAGGCCCGCCGGCACCTCCAGATCACCATTCAGGAGGCCGAGGAGGCCATGGAGCGGGGTCGCAAGCGCGAAACCGTCCAAATCGGCGCCCAGGAACCGTCTGCTTCGGCATTTACGCCCAATTGGAGTGAGGACGACGAGGACGACGGCTCCATTATGGACGCCGAGGTCGTGCAGTGACCGTCCTCAGAGTGCCAGCGCTGTCCACGTACCGCGATGGACCCTCCCTGGGGCCGCAAATCGCCTCTTGGATGCAGTATTTCCTCGTTCACGGCCCCGGAGACGTGCGAGGGCGCGCATATCAGCTTGATGAGGAGAAAAGCAAGGTCCTGTTCGGGATCTACGCGCTCCAGAAGGACGGCCGGCGGCGTTTCAAGCGCGCTGGGGTCTCCGTCCGCAAGGGTTGGGCCAAAACGGAGCTGGCTGCGGCTATCGCTGCCGCCGAACTCCACCCTAGTGCCCCCGCTCGCTTCGACCACTGGGCCGAGGAGGGCGAGGAATCTCACTGGGGATACGTTTACACCCCGGGCGAGCCCGTGGGGCGCGGTGTCTCTGACCCGTATGTCCCGATGGTGGCTTACACCGAGGAGCAGTCCGAGGAGCTTGCGTATGGCGCGCTTATGGTCATGCTGGGTGAAGGACCCCTCGCAGAAGACTTTGACCTTGGCCTGGAGCGAATCCTCGTCCTCGACGCCGCCGGAAGGGCAATCGGCAAGGCCGTGGCCCTGGCAACGTCACCTGATTCCCGAGATGGCGCCCGAACTACGTTCCAAGTCTTCGATGAGACACACCGCCTGACCCTCCCGCGTCTAAAGCAGGCGCACCAGACGATGATGGCCAACCTGCCTAAGCGTAAGGCAGCGGACGCCTGGAGCCTGGAGATCACCACCTCCTACGAGCCTGGTGAACTCTCCGTGGCAGAGGGGACGATGGAGTATGCTCGCCTCGTTCGAGCGGGGAAGGTTCCAGATTCTCGTCTGTACTTTTTTCACAGGCAGGCTGGAGATGGCCACGATCTCGACACCACGGAGGGACTGCGAAATGCTGTCCTCGAAGCATGTGGGGATACGGCTGCCTGGACTGACGTTGATGGCATCGTTGAGTTGGCCCTCGACCCGCAGACAGACCGCTCCTACTGGGAGCGAGTCTGGCTAAACAGGCCCGTTCAGGCCGCGTCGCAGGTCTTCGATATGAAGACCGTAGATGCGTGCGCGCACGCGGGCTGGGTTCCTCCCGATGGCGACGATGTGACGATTGGCTTCGACGGGGCCATGACGCGCGACTCGACCGCCCTGGTCCTCACGCATATTGCCACCGGGCGCCAGTCGCTCCTGGCCCTCTGGGAGTGCCCGCTGGACGCCAAGGGGCGCCCTGACGCCACATGGTCCGTACCAGAGGCCGAGGTGGACGCTGTGGTCGCTGAGGCGTTCCGACGCTGGAACGTGTGGCGCATGTACTGCGACCCGTACTACTGGGACACGCATGTGGCCAAGTGGGTGGGTCTCTACACCACGAAGCGCTCACAGCGGATCAACGGCAAGCGCATCGCGGCCAACACGCCCTGTGTGTACTCCTGGCCGACGAACACGTACAAGAAGATGGCCCTCTCGCTGAAGGCGTATGTCCACTCTATGAGGCACGGCGAGTGGTCTTACGACGGCGACCCCAAGTTTCGGGCTCACCTTGCTAACGCACGCAAGAGCATCATCAACATCTTCGATGAGGATGGGGTGAATCTCTGGGTGATGCGCAAGGAGCGGCCCGACTCGCTGTTCAAGATCGACGCTGCGATGGCCGGCTGCCTCTCTTGGGAGGCGTACCGCGACGCCCGCGCCGCTGGGGTTGATCTGACAAAGCGCTCGAAGGTCCTCGTGGCCTTCTAGCCCTCCAGTGCGTTAGGGCGCACTGGCTAAGTGTCCCCAGGCTCCCGGCCCATCTGTGCGCACAGGTGCGTCGGAACACAAATGGGACGGTCAGTAGTCGGGAGATGAGCCCCGGAAGACCTGACCCCGGTTTCTAATAGGAGGCACGGATGGCGGATGCCGCCCCCTCGACCGCCGTTCAGGCGACCGAGTATCTACCGCAGCTCAGTACCAAACTCCGCCATCACGGTCCTGAGATCGAGCTGTGGGAGAAGTATTACGAGGGCTACCACCGCCTCGCCTTCGCCACGTCCCGTTTCCGGCAGACGTTCGGCAACCTGTTCCACGAGTTCGCCGACAACTGGATGCCGCTGATCGTTGACGCCTCTGTGGAGCGCCTGAACATCCAGGGCTTCCGTTTTGACGAGGGTGACAACGACGGCGACCGCGACGCCTGGAACATCTTCCGCGACAACCAGTTGGACGCCCAGAGCGACATCGCTCACACCGAGGCAGTGAAACTGGGCAAGGCGTACCTGATCGTTGACCCGCATGACCTGACGGACAACGACAACCCGACGATCACCGTGGAACACCCCGCTCAGGTGGTGTGCGCCTACAAGGCTGGCAATCGCCTGCGTCGCCTCGCTGCCATCAAAGAGTGGACCGACCACTCGGGCTACGTCTACGCGAACATCTACATGCCGGACGGCACGTACCGCTTCCAGACCAACGAGGACGTCAAGGGTAACAGCGGCTTCGACGCCCTCGGCGCCTGGTCAAGCCTGGGTCAGTACGGCAACATCTTTCCCCAAGACTATCTTGGCCCTCCCGCTGCGTTCCTCGGCGAGAAGGTGACATGGATTCCCAGGCGCGATGGGCAGGACTTCTACGTCGCCCATGACCTCGGCGTTGTGCCGGTCATCCCCCTGGAGAACAACCCGAGCCTGAAGGTCGGCGGGCGGTCTGACATCGCCCCGATCATCCCGATTCAGGACGGCATCAACAAGCTCGTCATGGACATGCTGATCGCTTCCGAGTTCGCCTCGTTCGGTCAGCGCTGGGCCACGGGCCTGGAGATCCCGAAG